TGGGTTGATGGCAGAAGTCGCCAACTCACCAGCCAGCTTGCTTGCCACGGTCACGCTGTCGGGCGTACCGGCACCAACGGCGACAGTGGTGTACGAGACCTCGGTGCTATTGACCTTGACCTTGTAGGTGGTGCTGTAGTCCACCGACTTCACGAACACCATGGACTTAGTGCCCCAGGTCGGGGACAGGTCCGCGGCCATCGCCACCGTCTTTTCACGGTTGACGATGAAGGTGTAATCAGCCACCGACGCCACCCGGAAGGTGGAGCTGGGTTCACCGGTGATGTTCAGGTAGCTAGTGCCGTCAGGTGTGGCCACCGTTTTGACGCTGCCATCCAGGCCAAAGACCTTGATGTCGTTGTCCAGGATCAGCACCAAATACTGGATGACGCCGTCGCGGTCAACGATGGTCGTGAACGGTCGGCCAGTACCAGCAGTGCCGGAGAACAACTTGCCGATGTTGTAGCTGGGCGGACGCTTCTTCAGGCCTTCCACCGGGGAAGGCATGCAGTTGACGACCTGTTCAGCCTGTGAAGCCAGGCGCAGTGCAGCAGGCTGCTGACTGACCCCATTGATCAGGTTGGGGATGGAGCTGCTGACAAGAGGCATGGCTCAACGCTGCAGGGCCCGGCTGGGCATGTAAGTCATGAATACAGAAGTGTGGTTCGGATTGCCACGCAGGTAGTTGGCCTGGCTGACGTAGGTCTCCTCTTCCAGGAATAAAGCCCGTGCTTCTGCCTCTATGGTCAGGTTGATCCGAGTCAGGTCGCCACTGCCCAGGATGGATTCCTGCAGGTGCCTGCCGGCCTTGACGGCGATGTACTGGCGGGCGTGCTCAGGCAGTTCCTCCCACTCCAGCATGTAGGTCACATCAGCCTTGAAGGGTTGATTGAACTGATAGCTGTTAGCACGGCGGTCGTAGAGCCTGCTGCCGCGCTGAATCACGTCCAGGGCCGGGTAGTTATACGGATCAACGACCACACGGCTGACATTGGGTCCGACTGCCACTTCCTTGGTAACAGCGTCGGGCAGCATGTCCCGTTCGTAGTCCGTGTTGAAGGACCAGCCGTCGCTTTGAATCTTGCGGCTGACGTCCTTGAGCATCTCTTCGGCCTGCTGGGCAAGGCCGTATTGACCAACAAGGCTGTTGACGGGCGCCTCTCCCATCATTTGAAGGACGCGGTTGACCGCTTCCAAATAGCTGGTGCGAGCCAAGGTCATCGGTCAACTCGATAAAGGGGAAGGGGCCCCGAAGGGCCCCAGGTAACCACTCAGCTGGTAGCGGTGTAGATCTCGATTGCACAGTCGGGACGCAGCACCGAAGTACCCAGCGCCATGGAAGCCACCATGAAGGTGCCTTGCCACAGGGCGTGAACGTCGGAACCGGTCATTTCGGTGCGCAGATCCATCAGTTTCACCGTACCGACGGACATCGGATTCCAGACCAGAGCCACCGAATCGGTGAAGTTGGCGCTGTAATCGTTGTTCTCACCGGAAGCCGCAGAGCGGTTGGTGGTGGGCAGGTGGTTGGACTTGATGATCTGGATGCCAGCCACGCGCAGCACGGTGCCGTCGGCATAAGCGCCAGCACCGCCCCAGTCGCGGTTGATCACATCGGTGGTCTGCACCAGCTTGTAGTACTCAGCCGGAGCCAGGCAGCAGTAACGATCACCCTCGGGGAGGTTGTTCTCGTCCATCTTCTGCGCTGCAGAGAACAGCGCAGTAGCCAGCTGGGCGCCAGTGATCGCGGACTTGGAGGCAGCCACGATCTTGATGCGAGTACCGCCGGGCAGGTCGGTGTTGAAGTGGGTGGCAGTACGAGCGGCCTTGGCAATCTGGGCAGCCACGTTCTTGTCGAACGTGTAAGCCAGAGCATTGCCCATCTCAGTGGTGTACTGAGAGCGGACGTCGTAGTGGTTCTTGGCCTCGTCGATGTCCGCAATGAAGGCTTGGGACACCAGCTTGTCGTCGATCTTGACGACGGCCTCAGCGTGCTTCACCTGGGTCCCGGTCAGCATGTTGCCGGGGGTGTGATACGAAGCCGAGTTCAAACCGATGATCGGGAAAGATGCGCTCTTCCCGGAAGAGATGGTGCGGACCTTGTGAAGGGCCTCAAACACCGTCGCCTTACGGAAAGCGGTCAGCACTTCGCCGCCGTACACCTGAAGGAACAGGGCGTTATCGCCTGCCCAGGTGCCGCCACCGGCGTTGTTGACTAAGCCAAGACGCGAAGCGTCAAAATTAGGGGCAGCCATTGCTGTACTCCTAGAAGAATTGGGTTGTTACCCGACTCCTTCTCCCTTTCACTCTGGGTGTCCTCCGCGGAGGGCCGTCGCTTCCGTGAGCGGGTCTAGGTAACGGAAGTGTAGGCACACAGCAAGACAACAAAAAGGCCCCGTTGCCGGGGCCCGCTTTCCTCTCGCGCTGTCCTCGATCAAAAGATAGAAGAACGGGACAGTTTGTCCTCAATCTTCCGTCTATATGCAGGATCTGCCGCGTAACGGGGATCCTTCATGGCTTCAACCAGCTGAGCGGTGGATTCAAACTTGTCGCTGCTGGCTTTTGGCGCACGACCCCCAATGAGCCTGGGTTCGACGCCAGCTTTGGCGGTGTACTTGGCGTAAAGGCCAGACACTGCCATGCGAACAGCAGCCATGGTGCTGTTGCCAGTGACGATCTCGTTGAAACCTTTGATTTCCTCTTCGCTGAGGTTGTCAGCAGCCCACTGCAGCATGTCGTTGTAGCCCTTTTCGCCGCCGTACTCCTGCTTGAGAGACGTGATCTCCTTGACCGTCAGGGCAGTGTCCTGTGCGGCCTTGTACTGGAGGCCCGAGAGGTAGGCATCGACCATCTCCCGGGTAAAACCAGCCTCTTGCAACTGGTCGTAGTCCTCATCTGCCAGCTGGCCGGTTTCTTGCCAGCGAGTGTTCATGGCACCGAAGTCGATCTCGGCTTCTTCAAGGCGTGAGCCGATGAAGTCGCCGTAGATCTTCTTGGGATCGGCGGACTGAGGGCTCTCCTCCTCGGAGTCGTCGACTTCATCAGCCTCTTCCTCAGTCTCTTCGACCTGACCGCGTTGGCTCAGCTTGCGCTGGGCCTCTTGGTAGGCCTTTTCTAAGTCCTCGACGGACTTGTACTTGCCGGCCAGGAGCTGTTGCTCCTCAGTAGCAGCTGGATCGCCCCCATTGTTGAGGGCTTCAAGCATCTGTTCGTTTTCAGGGGACAGAGCAGGGGACTCTGAACCCGTAAAGGTGACTGCTTCTGGCATGTGGTGAGTTATTTGATGGTGATAGAGCCGTCATCGTCAATGACAACAACGGGTGCAGGGCCAGGTTCAGCCATCGGCTTGGATTCAACCTTGCCAATGACGATGTCTTCGGTCGGGCCGTACTGCTGAACGTCAGCCGGCGGGCCCTGAAGGGACACCGGGTTGGGATTGGGCTGCTGGGAGGGCGTTGGGGACGGTGTTGGGGTCGGCTGGGTCGCTTCCTTCTGGGTACTGCGGGCCATAGGGGGCTCCTTCTTTGGTGTAGTTGGCGGCCACCTGCCCCAATGCAGGGGACTTGAGGCCGGTCATGATCAGTTCACGCTGTAGATCCTGCTGACGCAAGTTCTGAGCCTGCTGATTCTCCTGATCAAGTTGCTCAGGAGTCTTCACCAAGTTAGTGGTGTCAATAGATTCAGCTGCTGCAAGCCGGCGCAAAGCCTCATCCAGGTTCAGATAACGCTGTGCAATCTCTGGACCCAGGGTCTGAGTGGCAGTGGTGATGAACTGCACCAGCTTGTTGCGGTCATCGCCGCGGCCGATGGCCTCCAGGCCGGTAACAGGCTTGGGACTGACCAGTGCTTGGCCGTTTTGCCCCTTGGGGAAGGGCGACAACTTGCGCTGACGGCGCAGGATGTGCATCAACCGGCGCACCAGGGGCAGCTGTAGCTCCTGGGTCAGGATGGAGTACAGGCCGCCGATGCCGGCTTCCAGTTCCTGGGACATGTAGCGGATCTCTTCCGCGGTCACGCGCTCACCAGGCCGTTGAATGGCGGTGTTCAGCAGGAAGGCAAACTGCAGTCGGCCCTCAATGCGGTCGATGGTGTTCTGCGCAATGCCCAGATCCTGCGACTTCTGGCTCTGAATGACCGATACGTCGCTGGCGTTGCCTTGGACAATGGCGCCATTGGGGGCATTAGCCAGGGTCCGGGGCCTGGTAGTGCCGTTGGGATTGACCAGGAACAGGATCTTGGCCGCGGCTGCAGCCCCTTCAAGTACTGACTGGTACAGCGACTCAAGGGCCAACAGGTCGCCGTAGTACTCCTCGATATAGGAGCGGCCGTATTCCTCACCATCAACGCGGTTGAAGCGCAGGGGGATGAATGGCGAGACGTCCTGGTCGCACATGCCGTGGGAACCAG